AACTCAATGAATCTATTCAGGAGCAAAGAGCGCAAAATCAAGTTAGAGAGCTTAATGCGGCAATAAACGACTCTATAGCAAGAGAATCAGCGACGATCCCAGACCTAAATGATGCCTTGGATTATTTATTTAAGGCGCAGTACAAATCCAGAGTGCTGCTTCATGGAGACGATGAAGAGACAGCTAGAAGGCATATACAACTAAATGTGATGCAATTAAGCGCATTGGCGCTGGAAAAGGGCAAAACTCCCGCTAGAATGCTGTATGAAGCAGCTCAAGCATTAAATTATACGCCTACCAAGGGCGTAGTGGCCGATAACTCGCAGAAAGAAAGAAAGAAGGCAACGGTAAGTCAGCTTTCCGAGAATATAAAGAAGAACACAGGGTTTAGTGGGTCATCAGGCTCATCATCGGCGGAGGGTGGCGAAATCGAGCCTTTCGTAAGCCGCCTTGGATTGATACTTAAAGACAAAAAAGAGTATCAGAAGGCGAAAGACATCATAAGAAAAGCTAGGGCGTAAAATCCGCTTGACTAGTAGCTAAGTTTCGTGCATACAGGATGGAACTTGGCTACTAGGGACATTAGTGGCAGACTACGTGGCTGCAACCGTAAATTGCTGATTCGTCTTAGGATACGATAGTTCCTTATTGTGGCGCTTCGCCTGATTAAATATTTTTCACAACAAATACCGAGGAATACATGGCAATTTATAATCCAGCCACATCCGACGCATTAGCACGCAAAGAGTGGGCATTAGCGGCTGACCTCTTGGTTGAGTCGCTCAACGAAACATTTTTCGCCCAAGCAAATCTTATGGGTGATTCTGATAATGATATGGTTCGTGTATTCACGAACTTAAAAAAGAGCAAGGGTGATCGCATAGATTACCAATTAAGGCTGCAACTTACCGGTGCTGGTGCGACAGAAGGTCAAGCTCTTGTCGGCGCTGAGGAAAGCCAAGCTTACTTAAACGATCAGCTTTACATAAATGAACTGCGTCACGCGGTAAAAGTTCCCGGTAAAGCGTCGATTGCCAAGCAAAGAACGAATATTGATCAATATGAAGATGCTCGTCCAGCATTGCAAGATTGGTTCTCTGTGCGCTTTGATACATGGGCTGCAAACCAATTAGCGGCTTATACCCCACAAACTGATACCAAGTATACAGGGCTTAATGCTGTGACTTCTATTGATAGCAGTCACGTAGTAAGGCCGTCAACTGTCACGACTGACGAGGGACTTGGTAGCGGTAATATATTTACTTTGGATTTAATAGATAAAGCGCTTAATAAAGCGCGTACACTGACTAATAACCCCCTTCGTCCTATTAGAATAGGCTCAAAGGATTATTATGTTACGTTTATTCACCCTCACCAAGAATATAGCATGGTGACTTCAACCAGTACAGGTGGCTGGTTAGATGTCAATAAAGCGATGATTAATGGTGGCGCATTGGCGGATTCCGGCCTTCTGAATGGAGCTTTAGGCGTGTACAAAAACGTGATTATTCACTCATGGAATAGAATTCCTTTGGGTGTTAATTCGAGTACATCAACGAGTTCGGTGTCTAACACTCGTCGGGCGGTATTCGCAGGGGCTGGTGCTCTTGCTTTAGCGTTCGGTAATGCGACTCCTGATATGGGAGAAAATGGAGTTCCGGTTTCTTTTGAAGAAGAAAAGCAAGATTATGGTAAAGAAGTTGGGATTGCTGGCGGTATCATCGCTGGAATGAAGGCTTGTACCTTCGCCATTGGTGGAACTAATACTTCCTTCGGTCGCATCATTATACCAACCTATGCTGCTGCACCATAAAATAAGGAGTTTTTAACATGGCTACACTTTATTCTTCTCTGTTTGATTCCGCTGGAGTCCGTAAACTGCAACCAAGGTGGCAGTCTGGGGCTACTCTGACGGTAACGGGGCAATATACATTCACATCTGCGTTTTCTAATGCTGATGTGATTCAGATGGTTCCAATCCCTAAAGACGCTAAAATCGTTAATTGGACGCTATCAAGCACTGATAACGACACTAACGGAACCCCAACGCTTACTTACGATTTAGGTGATGGTGGCGACGTTGATAGATTCGCTGCTGGCTTAACTACCGGCCAAGCTGGAGGCAATGCTATGCCTAGCTCTGGTCGTACAGTGACTACATCATCTGGTGTTGTTAACGTTGGCCTTGGCTACAAGTACACGGAAGATGATACTATTGATATCGTTATTGCCGCTGGTCCTGCGACTGGCGCTACCTCCGGTACAATTATTCTCTCAGTTACTTATTTCTGCGGAGAATGGTAAATAAAAAACCAAGGGAGGGAGTCGTTTAACCCGGCTCCCTCCCTTTATTCTTCGTTAAAGGGGGCTTCGTGAGTGACTTTGGTACAATGAAAACCAGAATAAAAAACGAGATAAACCGCGAAGATATTGACGATTTCATTAGCGCGGCTATCCAAACCTCTCTTAAACGGTTTAGAAAAGAGCAGTTAACGTTCAACCAAACTACCGATACAGTCACGGCTACGGTAAACACAAGATATACAGCGGTTCCCTCTGATTTTCAAAGCCCATTAGTTGTTAGGCTTGAAGAGGCTAGTTCACAATTTCGCATACTTGAGCGCCGCAATTATGATGAGATAGAAAGAGATTATCTTTCTAGTAGTATAACGGGTGTACCTTCTGAGTACGCTATCTTCCAACAGCGATTTTATTGGTGGTTAGTCCCGCAATCGACTTATACGGTTCATTTAAGTTATGTAAGAGATATTCCTGCTCCGACGGTAGATACGGATACAAGTGGTTGGTTCACCGATGCAGAGGCTTTAATTCGTTTGTATGCGAAAGGGGTTTTATATCTTGATGTACTAATGGATGAAAAGAAGGCGGGGATTTACCAAGGAATGGCTATGAAAGAGTTAAGTGTCTTAAAGTCCGAAATGGACGCAAGTAATTTCAATTCAACACTACAAGCGAGTTGGTGATATGACTACAACGACGAATTTAGGTATGAAGTTACCAGCAGTCAATGACGCGGTAGATGCGGATACTTGGGGCACTACAAACAATGCCGCGCTAACTACATTAGACTCAGAGGCTGCGACAAAGACTGTGAATTTGAATTTCGCAGATAAAGTATTGTCAAGACCTGAGCTAAAGGATTTTGGATATACAACTAATGGCGCTTTCCCAAACGCATCTGGTAGCGTAACAATCGATATATCCGCGACAGGGAATATTTATTCCTGCACAGCCACGGGGAATCTATCCTTTACCTTCAGTAACCCAAGTGCTTCAGGAGTATTCTGTTCTTTATTGGTCGCAGTCAAGCAGGATGCTACTGGAAGCCGTACAATAACATGGCCAGCCTCTGTTAATGGCTCACCAACCACAGCCACTACTACCGCCGCCAAGGTGGATTTTTATCAGTTTGGCACATGGGATGGTGGTACTACTTGGTATATTCTTGGCGAAAGGATTAACCAGTAATGTTATTAGTAGGCTCCAATATTCCACAGGTAAATGTGGTAGGCGCGCGCACGGAACTGGTTAGCAGTGCGTATACGGATACAGTAGGTAGTTATAACAGCAGGCCTTTTGCAAGAAAGCTAACCTCTAGCCTCGCTGTATTTGGATATTGTCGAGGGGGAACCAGCGAAAACGCAGGCACAGTTGTGGGGGTTGGTATATCTGGCACAACTATAACACCTGATGAAAGCTCCCGCACCGATATAAAAAGCCTTATATCTGGTTGGAATGATAGCAGCAATTCAGCAATCAATACCGGTTTGCGGTATAGTGACACAAGTATTGTGATACCAAAGCAAGGTGCGGTTGATGGCACAAACACAAGGCAATTAGCAAGGTTAACTTACAATAGCGGCGCGGCATTTACGGCCAACGCAAACAATTACATTCAGACCGCCGACTCCATAAAGTCGATGGAAATAAGGGATATTGATGGCACATATGGCTTAATGGCATGGGATTCTATCAATGGAGCCGGAACAGCAGGCTACATTAGAATAGCTGTTTGCAACCTTTCAGGCGCGAGTGTTGGAACGGTTTATAACATAAGCACCGGTTCATCAGGCGCGCGTGTTAGGAACTTAATCGTTCTTGATTCCACATACGCTATTGTTGTTTATGCGCTGGGTTCAGACCTTCAGGCGCGCTTAATAACAATGTCAGGCACTACCATATCCAGCGTAGGTTCGGCTGTAACTGTAACGTCGGTTGTAACTGGATATGGCGTTAGTGCGGAGAAAATCAGCTCAACTCTGGCATATATTTACGTAAATCAAGGAAACTATCCGACAGACAACCATATCAGAGCTTATCCAGTCACTTTATCTGGTGGCGCTTTAAGCGTAGGTACTTCTTTTATTGCCGTGAATAATACCGCCGCTAGTAACAACGCCCCTTCAAATTACCTTTTGCCAGTACCGCTAGGAGCAGGCGCGGCGTGTTTCTACTCAGACCCCGATGATTCGTATTATCCATATTTTGTATATAGGGTAGGGGCGGAATTCGTTAATCGCTACAAGCTTTTTAATGATGCTAACGTAAAAATATTAGATGCCATCGCATTGACTAACAATAAAATTCTAATGGTTTACGCGGAAACAAGGGGGACATCGGCTCCTATTTACAGCAGAATCATAACATTAAAATAAAGGCAGCAGGGTGATTATAGATGAGGCAAGTTTATTTCAATATCTATGGGCAGGTGTCCTTACTGTTGGTGGCGGGGCTGTATCCTTTATGACTGGCAGAGCAGTAAAAAGATTAGACCATACAGACGAAGAGCTGATAAAACTTAAGGATGATGTGGCGAAACATAAAGTATATTCAGCGAACACCTACGCAAAAGACACAACCACGCAGCAAAGCCTAGCAAGGGTTCATGAGCGCATAGACCAAAGCGCACAGGAAAGTGCAAGACAGATAACGGCATTGTCCGGCGATGTGAAGCAGATACTGCTGATACTAGGGGGGAAGAAGTGAAAAGAAGCGAGATAAAAATCAAGCCGGGGGTAAACGCCACACCAGATAGCACAAATCTAGCTAGTGTTTGCTGGGTTGATTCTAATCGCATTAGATTTTATAACGGCAAATTCCAAAGCGTTGGAGGGTGTTTAGAGTTAAGCACTGGTAGCGACACCATGTCCGGTTTTGCTAGGTTTTTAATTCATTACAGAGTCAACTCTAATACAGTTTATACGATTGTAGGCACTCACACTAAACTATACGCTGTGCTGGGCAACGTAAGAACAAATATTACTCCCTTAAATACATCAGGGACGACTCTTGGGTCAAATCCAATAGCGACCACCAATGGAAGTAAAGATATAGTCATAACAAAAGCAGCCCACGGTTATTCCGCCGGGGATAGAATTGGAGTAACTGGAGCCACATTAACCGCCGGGATACCCGCTGTTGAGATAAACAAAGAACATATTCTGAAATCTGTAACGACAAATACATTGACTATTACGGTAGCAACTACATCAGCGACATCTACTACCTCTGGGGGCGGCTCGGCGGTGGTGTTAAAAGGCGAAATTGCTGCTGGTCGAATAAATAGCAGTTACGGCTACGGGTATGGGATGGGGCTGTATGGTGTGGGATTATATGGCGTTGCAAAAACAGGTTATTATCCAGTTATGCCAAGGATATGGTCTGGTGATTTTTTTGGAACAAAAGTAATATTATGCCCCGGCACAACTAGCAGCGCGATCGGAGCATCAATATATCAATGGGATGGAGACTTAGCTGTAGCTCCTACTGTAGTTACCAACGCCCCAACAGATGCGACCTATGTATTTGTAGATAATAATCAAGTAGTGGCTTTATGCGATAAGACCCTTAAGTTCTCCGACGTAGGAGATCAGACAATATGGAGTGCAGCGGCAACGAATAGCGCCGGGGAGCGCACTCTTTATGGCTCTGGTAGATTATTAAGTCGGGCTTATGCTAATGGTGAAAATCTTATTTTTACCGAGAATTCGGTATGGAAGCTAAGGTCGATAGGTAAACCTTATATCTGGGAAACAGAAAAACTAGAAGTGGCCGACGGAATATCGGGAGTCCATGCGGCAAGAGCAGCAAATGGGGCAATATTCTGGATGGGTACTAAGAACGTATATTACTACACAGGATCTTCTGTTGGAATATTATCTCCAGAAACCATAAGGCAGGCATTATATGAAGATGCTGATCACGGCCAACTTATTAAGACTCACGCTTTTTTTAATGCGACTTTTAATGAGGTATGGTTCTTTTATCAATCTACATCCTCGACAAGCGATGTAGATAAATACATTAAATACAATATAAGCGAAAAATGCTGGGATAGAGGAGTTTGGGCACGAACCGCTAGTGAATTCAATGCAGAGTTTTCTACCCCCAGACTGGCATCTTCTACCGGCGATGATACAACTTCTACCTGTAAGATTATATATCATGAAAGCGGGTTGACTGACAATGGCTCTCCTCTGAATTGGTATATTACGACAAATTACGCGCAAATAGGGGAAGGGGACTCTACGTTTCATATTTTGGGATTTGAAAATGATGCGGTGCAAACGGGGGCGGCGCAAGTGACGGTTTATACGAAATTAGGAGCCATGAGTACCGTAGAGCGCACATTCGGACCATATACATTAAATGCCTCCGATTCTAGGGCGATTCCATTAGTGAACTTTAGGGCGCATGGCCGTATGCGCAAGTATAAATTCTCTAGTAGCACTACTTCATCTTTCTTCCGGCAGGGGCGAATGATTGAATACTTAGAGGCGGGAGATCAGCGATGAGGTTATACCCAAAACTAAAAGCGCCCACATTATCTGGAATAATTGAATGGATCGACACTGTGATATCAGAGAGAAATACAGATAGACGCGACTTTGATAATCTTCCGAATATCTTTATTAATGGCAGAAATAGGACGTTACTAGAGAATAGAGCGGTTCCTTCAAGTTCGACAGACGTTGTTAGTACGGATACCAAAGGAGATTTTATGGTTACTACAACTTATTTGTATATTTTGGTGGATAATTCTGGTAGTTATGTTTGGCGTAGAGTCGCATTGAGTAGTTTTTAAAAGGAGATTTACAATGGGCATTGGAGTAGCATTAGCAGGGCTTGGCGCGATTAGCGGGCTTATGGGGTCGAAAAACCCTACATCCTCTACTCAATCAAGTATGCCTGTAATTATGCCAAGGGCAGAACCTTTTTATAAGCAACTTGAAGCCGACTTTTTACCTAAGGTTTATAACAAACCTTACGAGTCGCCATTCCTTATGCGGTATAACCCTACAAATGAATACGAAAAATCCCCGATATTAGAAATGATTCAGCGGAGCATTGATAATAAACAAGCCGCTGCTCAAGCAGAGGTTCAGGCTCCAGCCCCACGGCAGCCTGAGCCGCAAACTATCCAAGCGATGATAGACGCGGCACTAGGAAGGCAATTATATCAGGAAATGTCAAGCGGCGGAAGCTCGCCTTTTGTTACTAGGAGAGGCGGTAATTCGGGCTTCACCTACGAATTAAGCCCTGACTCCTCACCTGATGAATTTGCCATGAAGTATCGAATGTGGAATGACCCTGCTACTGGAGTTACTGGTCAGGGGTATGGATACGTCGATCCTAAGGCTCCACCTCTTACGGCTGGCATAAATAGAGAAAATTTAAAGGGAGAGGTGGCGAGAGATTACTACGACAGAATAAAAGCAGCAACTGGAGTTTAGAGATGGCAAGACTTTCAACGGATACAATGTTTCCTCAACAAGTTACCTTGAGAGGGCAACGTTTGGCTAGTAACGCTGCTCCAGCGCCAGTGCCTACGCCAACTCCTCAGGTCGCGCCCACGCCTACCCCTACTCCTCAAATCGCCCCTGTTGCCGCACCTGCGCCCGTTCCTGCCCCTGCGCCGAGTAACGCTTTAGGGAACGCTACGGCGGTACAACCAACGACGACTTACCCTACAACGAGCAATGGTGCATTTATGCCTGCAACGGTCGCGGGCTTTAATCCTCAGCAGGTTCAAGCATTCGACCGAGCTGTCAATCAGCCAACAAGTAATCCTATGACGGACTGGGCGCAGTCAATCTTGAAAGATGTCTATAGCTCAGTGATACCAAAAGCCACTGGCGCGTACAGTCAGATGGAGGGGATTATTAATAGCCTCCGCACACCTGCAAAATCTTATTCCCCTGATATGGCTATGAGCTATTATAATCCTATGATGGAGAATTATATTAATCCTGTAGTTGAGAGATTAAAAAGAGAATCCGCGATTAGGGATGCTGGGATTAAGTCTGAGGCCAGTAGAGTTAATGCATTTGGGGATACTTCATACGGAATACAGCGTAGCATGAACGATGAAGCTCTCCAACGCACCTTAGCGGAATACATTGGCGGCGCACAAAAAGAGGCGTATGACTCCGCTCTCTCTAATTCAAGAAGCCAATTTAATACAGAGCAAGATGATGATTATAGGCGCATAACCCAAGCCTTGAATGGTGCTTCTGAGTTAGGGCGGGGCTATCTGGGTGTTTTAAGCCCAGCGTCTAGTACGGCGACTACAGCTATGAATTTTGGTGAGGGTGCGCTTAGTAGAGAAAGAGATAAAACACAAGATATTCTTGGTGTTGGTACAATGGCGAGAGATCTGGAGCAGAAAAAGCTAGACGCACTAGAAGCGCAGCGCCTTGGATATAGTAATTATGACTGGGAGCAGATTAAAAAGTTGATAGACGTGACCTCTGCTTATCCTAAGACTGGTGAATCTAGTAGCAAAACACCAGCCCCAGCGAGCAACGCTGAAATATTACAAAAAGGCTTAGGGCTTGTGTCATCATTCTTTTAATAAAGGCTAAAAATATGATTGATCCTATAACGGCATTTAATTTAACAGCGTCCCCTTCTCAAGGAAGCGCTGGATTGGAGCGGGGTGGCGATGCTGCGCTTGAGGCGATGAAGATTCAAGAAAAGGAAGAAAGAGAGAAAGCTAGGCAGGCCGATATAGAAAGATACCTTTTATCGCAGGGCGTAGATCCGGCCAAAGCGATGACTGCGGCGAGGCTCCCGATTAACGCTTTAACCGCGACTTTAAATCGGAAGGATAATCAATTAATTAATCCAGTAGCAGTGGACACTCCGGCTATTAGTGTTCCTAGAGGCGATAGAGTATCCGATTCAACCGTGAAGGAACTAGCGAAGGATGTGGTATCTCTTGATGAAACGGCGAAGCTGACCAACTCCTTCAAGAACGAATACGCGAATAAAGGGCTTGATTTGGTAGGTGAAGCCGAAAACTTTATTGGAAAAAGATTGCCGGATTTAGACGAGAGCAGTAGATATGCGCAACAGGCGGCATGGTGGACTGCTTTAAAGACGAAAGAGGATGCTGTTAGGCATGGTCTTTATGCGGGAAGTCTTACTCGAGGTGAAATAGAGCAATGGCAGAAAATAACAATCACACCCGGCATGAACGCATCCGCCATTAAAGAGGGATTAAAGAGGCGCGAAGAAATAGAGAGAAACGCGGCGAGGAGGAAAGTTGAGGCGCAGCGGAGATCGGGGAGAAATACAGGTACACTTCAAGAGCTAATGGAGCCTCAACCTACTACCCCAGTTTTATTAGACGTAAATGGAGGGGGAGGCAATCTTCCTTTGCCTAATGAGAGCTTAGCCCCACTCCCAAATGCACCTGCTAATGCCCCATTGGTAATATATGGCAAAGATGGAAGGCGGATAAAATGAGGCAAGCGCAATTAGCTGATGGAACGATAATCGGGTTTGAGGATGGCACTTCAGACGAAATGATGGATTTAGTAGTAAGGAGGCTTACTGTCGCTCCTAAGCAAAACAACAAATCAAGCATCGGGAGAAAAACCGCTATAGCAGCGAAGGGTGGGGTTTCTGGTCTCGTCGGAGGGGTCGCAAGCATACCTGCTGCTGTAGCACAAGCCGTACCAAGGGCTCCGGGATGGTTAGCTCAGGGCATGGGAAAAGTGCTGGAGAAAATCGGAGTAGAGGGAGCGGAGGACTTAACCTCTGCCGGACGGAGCGCGAATCAACGGATAGCCGATTTCACAAAAGATTTAACGGGAGAGGAATTTTATAATCCTATAACCACAGTATCGAGATTAATCGACAAAGCAATCCCTGAATACGCACCTAGAACCACAGGGGAGAGGGCGATTCAATCAGGCGCAGAGACGTTAGGTTCATTTTACAGCCCTAATGCGACGTACAAGATTGGCGCAAAGATGGTGCAGGAACCCGGGAAGATTCTAAATGCCGTAAAGCGTATAGGGGTAAATGGAGCGGGGCAGGCGATTGGAGCGACGGGAGCGTCTATAGGAGTGGGAGCAGGCGAATTCACTGAAAACCCTTACCTAAAGGCAGCCTTGCCGCTTTTAGGGTATATAGCTCCAGTAGCAGCAGCAAAGACTCTTAGTGGTCCCGGTTCTAGGCTCGCTGGAAGAACACTAGGTATTAATCCAGAGAATGTAACGGTGGCAGATGCGGCGGGAATGCCTTTGAGCATATTTAACGCAAGTGATAATCCTAGAGTCAAGAATGTAGCTGATTATATGAGTAATATCGTCGGAGGAGGAAAATTAAAGGCCGCGAAGTCAGAGGCCAATGCCGTCATAGAGGCAAGAATGAAAGATTTAATGGCGACTGGGGCGCAGAGAGGCGCGGCGGGTAGGATAGCGCAGAAGGGGATGGCGAGATCAATAAAGAGAGACTTAAAGTCTGGATCTGATATCTTGAATGAGGCATGGGGTTCATTGCCAGAAAATATCCCATTATCGGATAAAAACATAGGGATTTTCACAGAAAAAATGGGCAAGAGAGAGAACATTCATCCAGCCCTTAAGTCCTATATAGAAAAAAACGAAGTAAAGAATCTGGCGGATAATGTGCTGTTAAACTCCGAGCCTGTTATACCTGATGATATCACAAGTATCGCTCTTCCTATTCAGGAGAGGGTAACTAAGGCAAAGGCGCTAGGCGAAGCCTTAAACAAAGAGGAGGCGGCTCTTCGTTCTAGGTTAGAGAATTACGATGGACTAACTGATATTTCTGGAGTCAGGCAGAAGTTGGCATCTATCGCCCAAGCCAAACAGCAAATAGCGGCGGGGATGGAAAGAGATATGGGGGAATTAAGCTCTGTCCTTTCAGCAACGCCAAGAAGCGTCAACCCTCAAGATTTAAGAGACGTTACTAGAATAACAAGAGAGGCCGCTCAGGGGGCTAATGATGATATTAGGGGTGCTCTTACCAAGCAAACAAGTAAAGAGACGAGAGATGTAACCCAAAGGGTATTTGAGGATATCGGTGGTGAACCACTGGAAAAATTCAACAAAGGTAATAAGCTTTATAGTGTAACAAAAGACAAAGAGGAGATGTTTAAGAATGTTCTGGGTGATGAGTCAAAAGTAGGGAAGTATGGGGCTAGAACGGTCGCCCCAGAGGATGCCGCAAATTTATTGCATGCAGATTTACTTCAACGCCCTACGAGATACAACGAGGCGATGAAGCTTCTAAACCAACCTAGCCAAAAATACCTAATGAAATACAACATCCAAAAGCTAGGCGGTGGAGAGAAATTCAATCCTTTAGAGTACGCAGATAATGTGTTAGGAAATGGAGGGGCGGGAGGCAAGGCGGGTTTGCAGGCTGATTCACGAAGAGCATTATATGCGTCTGTACCCGGCTTGCAAGAGGCAACAGAAGAGTTTCTAAAAGGTGTACAAGGCTTTAGAGGAGCATCCGGTGTAGCCGGTCAAGCTAAGAGGGCTGGATTTATAGCTAACTCAGGTAATGCTCTTGGTGCTTTAGGGCTAGGTGGAGCCAAGGCGCTTGGAGCAAGTTTACCCGGCGTAGGATGGCTCTTGGGTGGTGGGATAGGGACTAATAAATTGATAAGTCATTTATTCACATCCCCGACAGCATTAAGAGCCATGGCAGGTATGAACCGGGTCGGAGGCAGGGGCTTTCCTAAATACATGATAAATCAACTGAATATAATCAGGCAATCAGTCCAAGAATCAGGAGACATTCCAGAAGATGAAACGTCTAGAATACTGCTTGAAATAGATAAGCGAATTGAGGAATTGAGTAGCGCGGAGAGAGAGAGGCAGGGAGAGAAAGGACTCCAAGGGCAAAATCCTAAAGAAGTGAATCCTTCGCTGGGTGTTGATTCTGAGGGTGGGGTAATTAATGAAATGATAAAATCAGAATCGAATGGGAATCCTGACGCGGAGAATCCTGCTTCTTCTGCTAGTGGGATTCTACAGTACACAGATGGAACTTGGGATAGTGCTGTAAAAAAGTACAAAGAATTAGGGTTTACATCAGATGATAAAAATGACCCTAACGCACAAAAGGAAGTCACTAAAAAATTAATCGACGCTGAATATGAGCCAGCTCTAAGAAAGAGCGGCCTCGACATTGATCGCGCTGCGATTTATGCGATGCACCATTTCGGGCAGGGGGACGCAATCAGATTATTAGAGCAAAGGGACAATGAAGATATTACCGGCGCAGAACTTATGCCTAGTGACGTTGTTAAGGATAATCGCAATGTCTTTTATGACGAGAAGGGGAAAGCAAGAACCGCCAAGGAAGTGGTTGATTGGTTGGCTAGTAGAGTGGGATAAATAGTTTGCTTCGCTGGTCTTTTGTGGTAAAATAAGTAAACGATGGAGTTTCTGTATGAAATCTATAATGGTTATTCTCGATAAATTGAGGTTAAGTGAGGCGAGTACCTATGCGGGTATAGGATTGATTTATACGGCAATAAATATGCCTCCTGAAATATTCGCTGATTCAAATAAGTTAATTGCGGGGATTGCGGGTGTACTTGCTTGGATAATCAAGGAAAAAGGAAGTAAATAATGACTATCTCATATAACCTTCTTACAGATAGAACTGCATCTGTGACAGGCGATTACCAGACCATATTAGAGGGTGGCTTGTATATAGCTGAAGCTGAGGGCACTTGGGGAGGTGCGACGGTTACTCTCCAAAGGCAAGGCGCGCAGAAGCAGGATAATATATCTATCACCGACGATTTTGGTGCGGCGATTTCATTTTCTGCGGATGGTTACAAAATAATTCCTATTGGTATATCGGAGAAAATCAGGGCGACAATGTCAACGTCGGGAACGACGAGTTTATCGGTCACACTTAAACGAGTAGGTTGATGTATTTTAGAAACGATGAGGGAACTATTCTTAGGATTGGTGCGGCAGTGCCTAAGATGTTCTTGGATTTTTCAACGAGAGATAATTTACCAAGTGTAATCACCTTCACCCGTTCCACCACCGGTACATATATTGATAGCGATGGAACAGTGAAATCAGCGGCGATTAACACGCCGAGATTTCAAACACAAAATGGAGCGCGGGGGCTTTTGTCTGAAGAACAGCGCACCAATTATGTGCTTTATTCAGAGGACTTTAGTAACGCAGCATGGACTAAAGACAACGCAAGTGTAACCGCCAATGCTATAACCGCGCCAGACGGTACAACCACAGCCGATTTAATAGTGGAAGATAGTGCCTATACCGTGCATGGGTTTCGTCAGGCTGTAAGTCGCGCATCTAATATAGCGCATTCAGTTTCTCTTTTTGTGAAGGCAAAAGAGCGTTCGATAGTTAGAATAGATTTATCGGATGATGTTGCTAATTCTATTCGTGCTTATTTTGATTTAACTACGGGGCTTGTTGGCACTGTAAGTAATAATGGTACTGCGTCCGGCGGTTCAGCTAACATAACAGCTCTGGCTAATGGTTGGTACAGGGTAGAGGTTGGTGGCATTCCAGCTTCAGCTAGTACCGGCAGTGTAAGAATGACTGTAAGAATGGAAACATCAGGCAGCAGCACTGGCTACCAAGGTGACGGTACTTCCGGTATGTATATGTGGGGAGCGCAGCTTGAGTCATGGGCATCTAATGCTACCTTGCCTATGTTCTGTTCAAGTTATATACCAACCACCAGCGCACAGGTTACTAGAGGAGCTGACCTTGCGCTTATAACGGGCTCCAATTTTACATCTATATTTGGCGCAGCCAGCCAAGGTACGATGTTTGTGGAGGGGATAACGCCAGCTACAACAGCGGGTACAAGTTATGGCCTGTTTGGGTTGTCTGATAATACCAGTAATAACAGGATACAGCTATTGCGCTTTCCTGATACTACCGTTCCCTGTGCTTTGGTTGCTACTGGCGGAGTTTTTCAAGCATTTATGGCCTCTTTTGGTGATATGACTATATGGCCTGGTACAACCAAAGGAAGATTAGCAATGAGATTCGCCGCCAATGATTTTGCATTCTGCGCTAATGGCCGCGCCGCTTTAACCGATACATCCGGCTCAGTACCAACGGTTACTCAAGCTGAGATAGGCTACGGCCAAGCACTAGGTAGGTCACAATGTATTGTGACTCGCGTGGCATTCTGGCAGACTTTATTAACCAACGCACAACTACAGGCGTTAGCAACATGAACCAATATTTTTTAAAATTCAGCACAGAGCAAGTAGCTCTTGATGCGCTAACTCAGGCCGGATTAGTTATTGAAGGCGAGGTTGACACTTCCAACCCTTTAATTAGTTTGGATATAATCGGCGGACTTGTTGAGCCTGCTGTTTACAGCGATGATGGCGTGATGCTTGTTGAGCCACAGCCATTAGAAGGCTTCCACGTTAATGTACTTTGCGAGTCATTACCCGCCAGCCTTGATGATTATATAGTGATTCCACAACGCCCTATACGGGTATTCGCGGTTTAAAAAGGAAGTACAGAAATGAATACATTTAACATTAATAAGGAAGTACAGAAATGAATACATTTAACATTAATCAGGCCGGATTGGATTTAATAAAGAAGTTTGAGGGGTTCGAGCCAAAGAAATATGAATGCCCTGCGGGGAAGGCCACTATTGGTTATGGTCATGTGATCAAGAAAGGTGAGTCCTTTACGAAGTTAACGGAAAAAGCGGCAGAGGGGCTTTTAGCGGAGGATTTGAGGTATTTCGAGGACAAAGTGAGAGAATTAATCACAGTTCCCTTAAGTGAAAATCAATTTAGCGCACTGGTTTCTTTTACGTTCAATGTAGGTGAGGAGAATTTAAAAAACTCTACACTGAGAAGGATGCTTAATGGGGGCGATTACGATGGCGCAAGCGAGCAGTTTATGCGGTGGGTAAAAGCTCGTAATGCTGAAGGCGTGATGATAACCCTAGAAGGGTTGAAAAATAGAAGGAAGGCAGAAAAATTACTTTTTGAATCAAAAGGCGAATATGGTGTGGCGGCATAACGATGTATCTACATATTTTTCATCTAATAATATTGGCGGCAGTAATCGGCCTTCTTGCTAGATTTATCATAGGCTTAATCCGTTATGGCGAGCAAAAAGAAATAAACAAGAATACTAAAGCGGAGCTTGAGGTTGAAAAGCGAAATATGGAAGCAACGCGGGAAGTCGCTCTGGATTCTCCCGCTAATGATGATGATGTTCTTGCAAGGTTGCGCGGGGACAAAGATAGTAAATAGCTGTCCTGTTAATGCGATTGATGCACCTGACACGGTTATTGCGTGGCTATCTAGTAAAAGGCCATGGCCGGACGATGTACGCGCATATCTTGTTAATATGGGGAATCAGCAGGAAATATTAAGGCGTTCTTGTGGGCGTAAATAATCAGCAGTTAATGTTTATTTTCTCATTGCATCCTCAAGCAGCTCCACTATTTCTGCATGCCCATATTCTGCTGCCAGCCATAATACCACATCATCCTCAGCATGAACATCCGCCCCAGCTTCCAGCAACAGCCTTACTATTTCAGTATGCCCATACTTTGCCGCCAACCTTAATGCCGCATCATCACGGGCATGAATGTTAACACCAGTTTTCAGCAGCCGCTTAACTTCAGCAACATTGCCAGTTCTGGCCGCATTTATTAAATCCGTTTCTTTAGCCATTGGAATATCCTTGTTATTAATAAGTGAGTGACTAATTATTTTGATTATCAAATTTCCCTATAAGTAACTTATAAAGAGCTGCGGGATGATTTAGATGCACTTCATCGCCATTGATTGTTATGATCGGCTTAACTCCAGATTTGGCGGCGGGCTTCCCTCTGGTCGTTTCATATAACCACCAGCTAATCCACTTATCTGTATCACACATTTCAAGCTCTAAATGCTTAAGTAGATACTCTGTGATATCATCACCTAAAACCGGAATTGATGTACCATCGATATATGGCTCAATAGCCGTCTTAAAGTGTTCATCGCGAAGCTTCTCGATTGATAATATCGTTTGAATGCAAGCGCAAAACATTCTGCCGGAAATAGTCATGATTTGTTCCCCCTAAATGTAAGGAGAACGACAAGTAGGGGTCATAGGCATTTGGGGTTGAAGCCCCCTTAACTTTGGAAGGCCGCGACATACGAACCCGTTAAGCACCTTTGTAATAAGGCCAGCCTCGGATAATTTATTACATGCCGTTAGGATTTCCACTGGACTATAAGCATCACCAAGTCTTATGGCCATTGCATCGGTTGAGAAAACACAATCAGGATTGGAGCTTAAAACTCCCCATACAGCAACCGAGCAATCACGAAGCTCAGGCTCACTTTGCTTTATGTTATTCGCCAGCGAGCGGATGGCCTTCCCTAGCGAATCATACGCCGCTAGAACGTCATTTATCATTGTGTTATTATCCATTTTATTGCTCCTTACTTGACACGTTCACCCCATTGAGAATATTTTCCAGTCGCTGGATTTCTCGCTGGATGTACCAGCCAGCTTTTTTAAGGTCTATTATCTCCCCTTGGAGGGACTTTGTTTTATAACCCGCTCTCCATATATACTTTATAGCATTGCCAGTGTTGAAATTATGATGCTCAGTAATAGTGATACATTCTACACCAGAAGGATGCTTGCAATAATGGGTGGGGTGATTAATGAGGTCGCTCATGCTGCTACCAATGCTTTGAGATTAATAGTGGGCCGGTCACTGCCATTTCTTTTCTCATGGCATCCTCAAGCAGCTTTACTACTTCAGTATGCTTATAATATGTCGCCCATCTTAATGCTGCATCATCAAGGGCATGAGGGTTGGCTCCAGCTTCCAGCAGTAGCTTCACTATTTCTGCGTGGCCATTATATGCCGCCACCCTTAATGCGTAGTCATCACTGACATGCAGGTCAGCGCCAGCTTCCAGCAACAGCCTTACTATTTCAGTATGCCCATATGCTGCTGCCCACCTTAATGCCCAGTCATTATCGGCATGAACATCCGCGCCTTCCGAAAGCAGTCGCCTTACTTCAGCAACATCACCAACTCTCGTCGCCCATATTAAATCATCTTCTTTAGCCATTCGACTCCCCTTTTATCGCTATTTCCACGCGCTCGCCATTGTAATTCGCGTGAGTAATTTCATCCACGGGGTCATTCAGTACGCAGCAATTCTCATGCACTTTTTCCACAAAAGTAATAAGCTCTCCCTCATAATTAATTGAGTCCGCCTCTTGAAAGAGCTTGCCCTTTACATATAGCCCCATTGCTGCGTAGGCGTACCATAGTCGTTCATCGCGCTTAATGTTTGGTTTCTTATGTACCGCTTTAAGTGCTGTACCAATGCGGCGGTAATCTTCATTATAAAGAGTGTAACCATGCTCGGTAGGAAACCTTCGCACCAGGCACTGAGGCATGCCGCCATCAATCCAATCTTTTGGCCTATTATTCCAGATAACCGTATGTGGTGCGCCATTTACCGTTTCAACTGTTACCAGCATCACTACCTCCTTGTTTTCTCATGGCATCCTCAAGCAGCTTAACTATTTTAGTACGCCTAGAATGTTTCGCCCACCTTAATGCCCAGTCCTCAAGGGCATGAGGGTTAGCACCAGCTTCCAGCAACAGCCTTACTATTTCTGTGCGGCCATTATATGCCGCCCACCTTAATGCGTAGTCATCTTCAGCATGAACATCAACACCAGCTTCCAGCAATAGCCTCACTACTTCTGTGTGGCCATTATATGCCGCCACCCTTAACGCCTCATCATCACGGGCATGAACATTAACCCCAGCTTCCAGCAATAGCCTCACTACTTCTGTGTGGCCATTATATGCCGCCACCCTTAACGCCTTATCATCACGGGCATGAACATTAACCCCAGCTTCCAGCAATAGCCTCACTACTTCTGTGTGGCCATTTTCTGCCGCCCACCTTAATGCGTAGTCATCAAGGGCATGAGCGTTAGCCCCAGCATCCAGCAATACCCTTACTATTTCTGTGTGGCCATTTATCGCCGCCCATCTTAATGTCAGGTCACCAAAGGCATGAACATCCGCCCCAGCTTCCAGTAGTAGTTTCACTACTTCAGTATGACCATATTGTGCCGCCCAACTTAATGCCGCATCATCACGGGCATGAACATCAGCCCCAGCTTCCAGCAACAGCCTTACTACTTCAGTATGCCCATATTGTGCCGCCAACCTTAATGCCGCATCATCACGGGCATGAATGTTAACACCAGTTTTCAGCAGCCGCTTAACTTCAGCAACATTGCCAGTTCTGGCCGCATTTATTAAATCATCTTCTTTACTCATCGGACTCCCCTTGTTTATTCATTGCGTCCTCAAGCAGCCTTACAACTTCTGTATGCCCATATTGTGCCGCCCACCTTAATGCCCAGTCCTCAAGGGCATGAGGGTTAGCACCAGCTTCCAGCAACAGCCTTACTATTTCTGTATGACCATTTATCGCCGCCCACCTTAATGCGTAGTCATCACGAGCATGAACATCCGCCCCAGCTTCCAGTAGTAGTTTCACTACTTCAGTATGACCATATTGTGCCGCCCAACTTAATGCCGCATCATCACGGGCATGAACGTTAGCCCCAGCTTCCAGCAACAGCCTTACTATTTCAGTATGCCCCTTTTCTGCCGCCCACCTTAATGCGTAGTCACCAACAAGGGCGTGGACATCAGCCCCAGCTTCCAGCAACAGCCTTACTACTTCAGTATGCCCATATTGTGCCGCCAACCTTAATGCCGCATCATTATCGGCATGAACATCAGCACCTTCCGATAGCAGTCTCTTCACTTCAGTAACATCGCCAGCTTTTGCCGCTGTTATTAATTCTCGCTCTTTACTCATTAGGCTCCCCTTGTTTTGCCATTGCCGGTTCAAGTAGCTTCACTATGCGCCTATATTCCTTCGCCCACCTTAATACTAGGCAATTACGGGCATAAGGGTCGGCTCCAGCCTCCAGTAGTAGTTTTATTACTTCTATGCGGCCATTTAATATCGCCCATATTAATGCGTAGTCATCAAGGGCATGAACGTTAGCCCCAGCATTCAGCAGTAGCTTCACTATTTTAGTATGCCCATATTCTGCCGCCCGTCGAAGTGCCTCATCATCATAAGCATGAATATTCGCCCCAGCATTCAGCAGTAGCTTTACTTTGGTGACATCGCCAGCTCTTACCGCCGTTATTAGTTTTTGCTCCTTACTCATTCGACTCCTTTTGTTTTATATTAAAAAATAATATAAACCAGAACTCGGAGCAAGTAAAGGAAATAAATTGCAATCTTTTCTTTATTACTATATAATATTAAAATAACTGAAGGATTAGAAGTGATAGATATTATAGGTGAATTCGTAAAAAAGGCTGGTGGAACGGCTCCACTCCAAGTGATGTTACAAAAAGAGTCTGGGGCTGAGATAGCGCAGCAATCTATTTGGAACTGGAGGAAGTACGGAAGAGTCCCGTCAAAATACCTGTCTGCTTTTTGGCAAATAAGTCAGAAGTACGATATGGGATATAGTCTTGAGCAATTAATGGCTGCGCGGTGGTCAAAAGCCGCAGAGACGAAAACAGCCATATCCGTAGCTTTAATCCAAAAATTGGCCGTAGGGGAGAGTAAATCCTAAAAGGCATTTTCTAGACCTTCTCACGCCGTCGGAATCTCTCAATATCTTGTCTTTCACCATATAAGGCTTTTCCGATGTAGATGCTCTTTTTAATAGCTTTAAGAAGTCCATTCTAGTTAGGTTCTTACCGTTACTAAACTTTAGAAAGAGTTCTTGTATTGAATTAATGCTAACATAGTCAAATTCATTGCCTGTATGCACCAAGCATTCATCTATAAACTGCTTCGCAAGATTATTGCCGGTCATTAATTCATCGACTAATTCATCATACCCCGGAATAATAGGAAACTTGCCTCCTAAATGCGTTAACTCACGCGCCCCCTGTATCGCCCAGCATAATATCCCGCTCATTTCGTTAAGAAGTAGTTTTTGTAAATCGGGATTCTGTTGATTTTTTGGGATGCATCTCATCATTTGTAGAATGCAAAATCTATTGATAGTTGCCCTAGTGTTATCTTGGATGATAGGGAATTCATTCGCGGCAAAAGCATGTTTAGTCTTAAAGACATAACTCATGGTATTAGCATACATCCTACGACAAGCTAGAGGCTCTCCAGTGCCCACCATGGTTTTAAATGCATCTTCAGACAGAGTAACTCCATATTTTAACTCTGTCACAGTGTTTAGCTTCTTTCCTATAAGTTGAGATCTAGAAAGCTCATCATCCATTTTATGTACCGGTAGATTCCCACAAAATTCCTCCCCAACTAATGCACGAAGAACGGATATAATTACTGATTTTCCGCAATCCGTATCCCCGTAGAGGTATAAAGCGGTTTTGTATTTATGATGAGGGAGTAAGATATAGCCAGCGAAAAGTTGTAAGCATTTTCTTTTCTCTTTCTCGTCACCGAACCAATCATTTAAACACTTTTCCCAAATTGGACACTCCGCTAATCCATCCCATGTATGTGGAATGATGTTCTCTAAAAAGTCGCTAACCTTATGATTCCGTAGCTGGCAGGTGTTTATATTGAGGACTCCATTGCGGAAAGGTATTTCTGACTCCGCTATCCTCTGCCAAGTATCCCTTCTTTCATTGTAAGTGGTCGCCTTTAAGCAGGAAATAAATTCTCTAGCCCTTGCCGATGTATAATGATCTCCATCGGTTCTAGCAAAGATAGACTCATAAAACGCCGAAGATTTTACTTCCCAGTAAGTTCCATTATACGAATAAAGGCTTCCCCCAGAATCCGAAAGGGTGGGGTACGACTTAAGAAAACTTCTTACCATATTAGGTATCTTTTCTTTTCCGTCTGTAGCCTCTGTCCCAAATCCGCGAGCCGGAGGCGAGAATTTACTTATTCTCTCATATTCTTCAATTATGCCGCGTTGCATATTTCCCCCTCAAATCATCGTTGAAATCATTCCTATCGGGATATATTATCCTCGACCTCAAACCCCTTGCGATAAAAGAATCCTTGGCCTTTTCAGCATAGATTCTTCCCGCATCATCATTGTCACCAATCACAATTACTGTATGCACATTATTAGGCACGATAATAGAAGCAATATTACCACCAGAAATTGCCGACCATGTTGGTAATTTCAGTAAGGTCATTGCGGAGATAGCGGTTTCTATCCCCTCAGCTACCCCCAAGACCTCATTCGGCTGGCCTAACTTTACCGAGTTCCCCTTTATCGAGCCTAGCGCCATCTTACATGGGGTAATATTGGCTTTAGCTCCATCCTTTAAATAAATGCGATGTATACCCTCGACCTCCCCTGACTCCGTCGTTACCGCCGCGACCAAGCAAGTAAAGAATCCGCCTGAAATGTGCTTCAACCGCCCCTCTCTTAGACAATCATAATCCCAATTAAGATTTCGTGATTTTAAGTATCTTGCTGGCTCGGATGAATCCCTTAAAGGCTTGCATTTTTCCCAAATAGCCTTAACAATCTCTTTGTTTCTTTTCTTGGTGATAGCTGGTCTGGCCGCCGCTATCATCGAAGGAGATTTCTCATCTTTTGGATATTTACTTAAATAGCTCTCCACCCACTCTTTGCCCCTTACAGGGTCATCTACTCCATATTGAATATATGAAATTAACTTAAAAATCCCCCCCTTGCATTCTGGGTTAGCGAAATCTATAAAAGTCCCCTTACTGATACTTATTGCAAGGCTTCCGCCTTTGTCCCCGTTAAGATTCCCTATCATTAAGTTATCGCCAATTACCACCCCATTAGGTAATGCGGAGCGGAGATATCTTTCCAGTTTTGGCCTCATAGATGTGGCCAAATCTTCCCACGAATTTCTGTATTGCTGATTCGACATCTTCCAACCCCCTCGCTAAAATATAGATTCCACCAAATTTACTAACAACATTCTCGAATATTTGCTGAGCCTCCCTCTGCTTGTCTTTGCCCACTTTTGCTTCTATTTCGAGCCTCACGCCCATGCCGCCCAGATTTAGAATCCCACTACAATCCGCCTGTCCTTTCTTGCCCATTCGGCCTATCGGTCGGCCATCCTTAGAATAAGCGAAGCCTACAGGATTTAACCACAGCCTAACATCCCCCTTAGAGTAAGTAGCTAAAATCGCGTTGCATAACTCAGTATGAGTCATCTCATCCCCTTTCTCTGTCTTGATTCCATTATATGCTTAACCCATCCAGCCTTATAGCCTTTTAGCGCGGCTAATTCCTCTAATTGCGCTCGTGTCTTGGCCTTTTTTATTTCCTCTCTTACGCCGCTAACTTTTTTTATAGGCTCCGATTCGGCTAAACTAAGGTCTATTTCTTGTAGGTGAGCGGCTTTTTCCACCACAATCGCCGACCTAGTGGATGCAAGTGGGCTCCCGCATTCTGCGCATACTAGCGCATTGACTTCATTCGAGGCGTAGCAATTAGAGCAACTCACAAAGGTTTTCGCCGCTTTCTCCTTTTTAGATTTTTTCTTTAGACCCTTTTCTAAGGTAAAATCGCCTTCGTCGAGAAATGAACCATGCTCCGCCATTAAGTTCGCATTATCTATAATGACGCAGTCAAGTTTGCCCTCCGCCTTCCGTAGCCCCCTCCCAGCTTCTTGAACGTACTTATTTTTCGATAGGGTCGGCCCCGCTAAAACCACGCAAGATATCTCTGGGATATCCATTCCCTCAACAAACAGGGCGCAGTTTGTGATTCCGTCGATTTCATGCCTTTGGAGCCTACCTAAGATATCTTTGCGATAACCTTTGTCTATCTTATCTGATTCAGCATCTAAGTGAATAAATTTATAGCCTGCATCATTAAATCGCTGGGCAAGGTTCCGACTGTGCTTAACCGAACCAGCAAAAACAATAGTTCTTCTGCCCTCAGCGATTCTAACCCAGCTATCTACTACATTACCCAAGATCTCGGTTTTGTTTACTATACCATCTAGCTCCCCCTCCGAATAATCCACCCTGTTCCTTGTAACATTAGACAGATTTAATAATGTTGGCGTGAATATTCGAGGACGGGCTAAGATTCCTTTGTTAATCAACTCCTTGGTCGTCGTAGTCCTTACCATGCAATCAAAAATATCCCCCAACCCCCCGCCGTCTGCGCGGTAAGGTGTCGCTGTGACTCCTAGTACTTTCGCCTTAGGGCTTCGTTCAAGAAACTGTAAGTAAGAGCTAGCACGGGCTCTATGGGCTTCGTCTATAACTATAAAGTCAGCCCAATTATCCCAATAAGGTCGGTTCGCTAGAGTTGCTATAGATGCAACCTGTGTTTGGAGCAGTGAGTTTTTTCTACTATCATTGGACATAATAACGCCATGCTCAACCCCATACAGATTAAGCCTCTCACTTGCTTGATTTATTAGCTCTTTTCTATGGGCGAGAACTATTGTTCTCTTCCCCTTCGCCTCCGCAGAATGAATTAAGTCGCAAAATATCGTCGTTTTCCCCGCGCCAGTAGGGGCGACTAAGAGTGCTCTTCTTTTTCCTTCTCGATAGCATCCTCTTAGTAACTCCTTTGCCTCGCTCTGGTGCTCCCATAACTCGAATGAGCCAACCTTAGGCACGACTATTCATCGCCTGTAATTAATGCATCTAAGGACGCTTTGAACTTACTGTTCCGTCCTGCGAAAATAAGTAAATTAGTTCTATTTAGGTAATAAAGAGCGGATCTATCCTCTCTCGGTAAATCTTTAAGGGAGCGATAAATCATCTCGCAGCCAGATCTTAATGGTCGTTTTATCACAGTCGTTCCATCTCCGTCAAAAAACTCATAGAGAGGCTCGGCTGGAGTATCCGCCTCCGCCTTTAATATCTCTGTGATTTTTTTTGAACTAAATTGAGTAGGCGCTTCAGTGGGTGGAGTTATGTCAGTCATTTGAGGGTGAGGAGATGAGATACCTTCCGCCTCTTCTTTGGTGATTTCCCCACCTAGCTCCTCGGGGAAGCCTTTCCTTAAAGCCGATGCTTCTGCTACTTTAGCAATCTGTCCATAAGGTCTATCTGCCCACATGGAATTTGGCGCTCCACTCCTATTTTTTTTAGCTTCTTCAAGCCAAAACACCTTAGATGTATATTCACATTTAATGGAGCCAAGTAATTTATACACAGTAACTTTGCACCACTTTGGGAAAGCGACTGTTTTTACAGATTTCTGCTTGGTTTTCTGGTCATATACTGGGAAATCCATAATTATTTCCTCCCCGTACTCTGGCTCTGAAGAACCAGCATACGCCCCAGTTCTGGATGCGGTGCTACGCGCTTCTGCTATCCCCGGCCAGATACCTTCAACCTCTTTCCCTAATGAATTATTCCAGACCTTCACAATATGAACGTGCTTTTTTAAAACATCTAATCCTCTTTCTTTGCAGTATGCTAAGGCCAAGGCGATTCCCTCATCTGAGGCCCCAGGAAACACCGCCTCCTTTAATACTCTGTATCTATCGTGCGTAATCCCCGATTCAGCAATAATCGCTGGTAGTTTATTAGTCATAGTGGTCGCTCCTTTGTTTGTTTCGATTATTCGTAATCTCCAATGAGATTTTTCGTTATATTAAGTCGAAGCATCTCCCGCTGTAATGATGCTTTTTTTATCTCTAGCCGCCTAGCTACAGAGTTTAAATCACCATTATACCGCTCAAGCCATCCCAGAATCAAAAGCCGCCTTATCGCTGCCTTTAATACAGGAAGTTGAGGAATGCCATGCCCGACCTTTGAATTCACCCATCTTCCCCAATCTGGCTCTGCAAGATGAGCTAGTGCGCCTCTTGATTTGATAGCATCAGCAGACGGTTCTAATATTATAGAAGATATTAACATAATTCCCTACGAATATAACTTTTCATGTATTTCCGTCACTTCCTCAAGTGATAATCCACGCTCAAACAAATCCGACATGGCCTGTTCGCGGTATCGAAGGCCGGTCAATTCTTCCTTAGATACATTAAAAACTACTGCATCTATATGCTCGGTTCTTCTGTATGTGAGTTTATCTTCATCCACACAAATAAAGGTTGGATTATTACATAATGACTCCAGCCACCCCTCCGCTTGATGAGCAGATGAGAAGTTAATCTTATAGGTTTCGCCGAAGCTAAGTGTTATTTGCGCGAAAATTTCTTTACTCATATTTTTTCTCCTTGTTTTTTTATTGCGTCCTCAAGCAGCTTTACTACTTCTGTATGCTTATATTTTACCGCCCACCTTAACGCCTCATCATTACGAGCGTGAGGGTTGGCTTTAGCTTCCAGCAGTAGTTTTACTATTTCAGTGTGGCCATATTCTGCTGCCCACCTTAATGCCGCATCATTATCGGCATGAACGTTAGCTCCTTCCGAAAGCAATCGCTTTATTTCGGTGACGTTGCCAGCTCTTACCGCCGTTATTAGTTTTTGCTCCTTACTCATCTCTTTCCCCCTTTTATTATTTTTGATTCTTTAATCAGTCGCGGGATAAAGCCTTCATAAAACATCAATCTATGATCTTTGTATATGGTGGCAAATTTCCACTCCCCTCTGGCTTTCTTAGCAACAGTTTGATAAGGGTAGCCGGTAATATCCGACACTTCTTGCAGAGTCAGAAGCGAGGATTCCCTTATTGCGGGTGAGGGGAGAACTTTATACAACTCATCAATGATTTTGTGATACTTCTCTGAGTCTTTCATAAATAGCGCATGACGCAACTCAATCATTACCTCTAAGAACACCTCTGCATCTTCAATATTTGAATCTCCGCGCGTCAAGTTAGTCATGTTGATTCCTCCTGTTCTATTAAATGATTCCGCCCTTTTGGGTGGATTGCTCTATAAAGAGCAGCAGCTATGCGCTCTATTGACTCCTCAGCGTCAGGGATTAACTCCCCTACCAGCCCAAGACACTGCTTAAAAGTCCTCACCCGTAATGAAAGAGCCTCTGGATAAATAGCTAGAGCTATCTTTTCCTCTGGAGGCAAATCAATCACAGGCTCTCCCCTGCTGTATCTAATAACTTTCTCAACTCTCCTTGGCATAAATCCCCCACTAATTCCTCAATATATTCCTTCACTTCTTCTGGTTTTAGATTGCAAACCCCTAGATAAGACAATAAAGCGCAAATATCCTCGCTGGTTTTCTTTATTACCCCTCGCACCTCACCCAATTTTTCTATAGCAAGAAGCTCATTTTGTGATGCATCATCTTTTGGAGCCTCAAAATAAGTCATAAACATTCTCCTTGGTATTTTGTATTATAAAATCAAATAGATTAGAATAGCACTAATTAAGATGTCTGTTGTGGATAACTCCATGTTTATCTATCCCTCTCAAAAATGACTATCGCCGAAGGAAATGGGGCTGAATTGCTGTGGCCTCCAAATTTTAAACGACCTCTTAGAAATTCAATCTTCCCATGGGGGATTATATAATCATGCCACCATGCCGTATCTGTACGCGCTGGAAGTAAACAAACGACTTTCGCGACATGTTGCCCGTTGGTAAAGGTAGCTTCATAAGCCTTTTTTACCCACCTCCCAATCTCGCGGCCATAAGGTGGATTCATCCAACAAACATTGTCTTTCCAGTCTTGCGTTAGTCCATCTATTTCAGAGGTATAATACCTTGAGCATTTTGCATTTTCTGGCGTAGCGCAAACATCAAGTGTAAAGCCATGAACCGCATGGAGCCGATCAAATAAATCCTGTGGTGTTGCCCATAGGTCTGTTTTGCTTGAAAAATGTACATTCATAAAATCGCCCCTAGTGGTGCTGGATGTTAAGTGAATAGGCATGGATAACTTATCAGGTTTCTTTTTGTGCTTGATTGATTAGAGATTTAATCCTTCTGACTAATTCCTCTTGTAGCTCATGACTATTGGCTAGATCTGAGGGGGGGAGTAGTTCCAAGTAGTATTGATGCACTAGATCCGATGGATTAATGAATTGATTCCCTATTTTGAACTGCTCTTCCCCCCACTGGAGTATAGAAGCAACCAAGAAGCCATAGGCGTCAGAAAGAGATGCAAGACTAAGCATGATCACGCCCCTGCTCTTTTCAGAAGGTTCTCTAATTTAGCGGCTAAGGTTGGCCTTTTTAGGAGGCGTTTTAGTTCTGGCTCCCCCTCGTCGATCAAGAGGGACAGCGAACCAAGAGTTGTTGCCCCAGTCTCGCTTAACTCTCTTACTTCCTTATTGGTAAGATAGGGGACTAAGTCCGCCCCTATCTCTGTATTTAGGCCGCATTGAGCAACGGTATTGAATACCAGATCAACCTTTTTTCTTGAGTGCGAGCGGCCATCTAATATTAGTTTAGACGCTGCTCTATCGGGATAAGCTCCTATTGTCATATTGTTTCCTTGCGCTTGATTGTTAAAGTCCTGTAACTGGTGCCCTGTGTAGTAAAGCCTTTACGATGCACAACTTTACTCTCCATTACAATATCAGCAATTTGGGCAGTTCCAGCATCCCCTATTTTTTCAAAAAGATTGGATTTTAAGAAATTTAATTCTTTTTCTTTTTCTCTTAAGTCCGCCCCTAGTGCTTTTGTTATCTCCTGAGCGGCTATAAAATCCCTTGCCAGATCTTCTACCTCTGGGTTATCTATCAACACCACTCTATCCGCATCCACGGCTTTATTTGTAGCCAATAATATATCTGTTGTTGCCGGGTGATAATCGGGGTGTGGTGGACTCTTTAAGTTCCAGAACTCTTCTATTTTTCTGATGTGTTTATCTATGAACTCGTGATTAATGGTTCTGATTATGTGTTTTGGAGTATTTCCACCGACTAGAGCCCCAATAATGCACCAAGTTAACCCCGTCGTGGCCATCTGGTGCTGTATCTGTATCTCTATGTAATTGGTTGAGTTCCCTTCCTCCCAATTTTTCATATTTTGAAAGAAATCTACGTTTTTAATCTCAAGAATGCCCTTTCCGTAGAGTAAAAACATCCCTTTAATTTCCTCTGGAGCGTTAGGTGTTACTCCTGTAATATAATAATCGGGAGTTGCGGCCATTCCGTTTATTGATGGACTAACGGCGAACTCAGCTTTTTCTATTATTAGTCCCAAATCCTCCGCAAACCCCTTAGCAATTACTGACTCTAAGCGGTTGCCCCATACAAGAGGGGTTCCAGTAGCGGCAACCTCCTTCCCTTCAAATTTCTCTTTGTATAACGAGTAGTAAGATTTATAAGGCGATGCATTCCATAATGCGGCGGCATCACTGCTCCCGATGAATTCTTTTCTATTGTGTGTCATGTTATTTACTCCTGTTTGTTTGTTGTATTGTTAAGCACTTCCTAGCGTGGAATTCTCCGCTTGCTAAAAATTTGTATTCATTGGCGTTTAGCGTTACTGCAATCACCTCATCACTCATTAGATGGTCATATTCCTTTTCTAATTGTGAATATATCCACCTCATAAAATTCTTTAATGGCTCAACCAGTGCCGCGCTTTCGTTATCCCTTATATAACTGTCTCTGGAATCAAAAAAATACTCGCCGTTATTTGTTATTGTGAACTCAGTACAATTTTCGTGGTAGTAACGCCCGCTATGTTCCACCTCAGCACAAAGTCGGTAAAAGGCGGGCTTTTGTATTGCCTGCAATTCACGCGCTATTTCATGCAATGTTGTATCAAGCGGTGCATACGCTTTTATAGCTGTAAGTGCGCCTTTCTTGTAGGAATAGCTACCGTCAAAACACGCTCCATCCCCTTGTGAATAGAATCCGCTAAAATAGATTTTATCTATGTTAATCCCTAGCAAGGCCGCACAGGCTTTTGCATCATCATAGATGTATTCGTGCCAGTCTTGGTTAAGCTCACCTCTCTTGTACCATTCGCGAGCGTTTTCCTTCGCCTCCTCGTTTAATTCTTCATAGGCAAAGGCTTGTGTTTCAATAGTATGCATGTTATTTACTCCTGTGTTTGTTAAAAGTCGCTATGATTCTATATTAACCCCCTATATGCGCGGCAAAAATGCCCTTCGTTTCAAAATGCCTTTTCCACTCTACCCCGTCGTTAAAGTCCTCTAATAATGCGCTAACCAGCTTTTTATTCTGGTCATTTTCTGCAACCTTTGCCAGTTTGCCAAGTGCAAGGCGTATTGCTTCACTTTGCGTATCGTACCCACAACCATTAGCAGCGGCTTTAACGATAGCATCCCCAAAGAAATGCAAATAGCAGGTTGTGCGCATTCCGCTTGCGCTTCTTATGAATGTAACATTACCCTTAAACATTCGCCGCATAGCGTCAATATCGCCATAGGCTACAATATCTATTGCAGGGTTTAAACTATGCAGTGTATAGCTGTTACTAGCGATTTTATCGCGTTTTTGATATAATTCCGTTGTCATATTATTTCCCCTCTCTTAAGTTATCAACGTATTCTTTAAAATCCGCGCTTGCGTTTTCCCATATCCAATTAGAAATATGGCCGTTGCTGTCATAATCCGCCATAAGCGAATAACCGCCTAAGACATCGTCAATGTCACCTATGGATTCATCTTTTATTATGTGTATTATGAAAAACTCTAATAGTAAACCTAGCCTTGCTTCTTCCCAGTCATTCAGATCTTCTTTCCATTCGCTATAATTGCTTGAAAAGAATGAAACAAAACCATCACGGCTTGCACATCTTGAGTTTATAAAAGCCAACCAGCTACAACCCGCATTAGTTAGGATAAACTCGCGTATGGCCTCTAATTGCTCAATAGGAATCAGGCCATAGATGCCATCTGTAGTGTTGGCATAATATGCTGAGCGTGTTAATATTTCAAACTCAATATTTACGGTGAATTTCCCGCGCGTTTTAGCTGCTATAAGCTTTTCAATTTCAGTACAATAAGCTTTCGCATATTCTACATGCACCGCCTGCCATAGAATATCGCCATGGAATAAATCCCTAAGTTTCTCTAATTGCGCAGCGGTTACATTATAATCCCTTTCTAAGACTTCATGCTCATATTCCAGCCATGAATCAAGCAGTGCACTGTGTGAAGATTCATAGAATCCCGCAAATGGTATTTTCACGCTTAGTTTTTGCATTGTGTTACTCCTGTGTTAATGGTTAAGCATGTAAAAGCAAGTGGAATGACTGTATTTCGTCATACAAGCACTCATAGCCTCACTATCAGTCTTAGCTAAGTAATATATAACCAAGGTGGTAATTATTCCCGTAATCGCATATTTCATATAGCCGCCTTTCCTTGTATGATTAAACTCGTTAGTGCTTCTGTTACACCGTTAATTACGCCTACACTTTCATCTGGCATCTGCTCAAGCACTAATAAGTGGATTCTTTTCCTATTATATTGCAGATGCTGCACAGTACTCGCGCTTAATACACTAAAAATACTCTCTGCTACTTCGTCTAATTCACTATACATTATTAAATCCCCTTTTTGTTGTTTCGATATATGAAAACATAATATAGACAACGGTGCATAGCTACAAAATAATTTCAGGAAATACCAAAATAATACGATTCTTCAACCATATCAATATATTAGGTTGTGGATAACTTTGGTGCAAAAAGGCAACAAAATGGCCAAGAATAAGGTATTCGTTAATTTCTATGTGATTTTACCCCAAAATATGAGAAAAAAATGTCGTTTTTGAAAGCCGCAATCCGCCCATGTTTGATTTTGTCAAGAAAAAAATAATCAGAGATTATTCAGGAATATCAAGGGGTTGAGGGGGTTAAAAGGTTAATTTTCGTTAAATATTATTAATTAATAGTTAACGGTACAGGTGATGGAATACTTTATTAAGTTTGTAAAAAAGAGGATAGAAATATATACAACAAAATATAGGGGGCAACCTCGCGTGATGCGTTGCAGGCGCGCGCGCTACGCGTGTGTATGCGAGGGAGAGGGGTTTTCCCTCAAACCGATTTCAAAACCATACACAAACGAGAGGAAAATACCCTTACAAGAGGGAATCGAAAAAAATACGGCGGTAGGAAGGACGGCTATTTTATCCTTCTAAAAATGGCCTCAGAACGAACTTAACCACAAAGAGCCAATAATGAACAATACCACTCCTTATATATATATATCCCAAAGAAGCAATTTGCTTTTTATAAGTTGCTGAAAAATAAGGATTCTTTTTTTTGAAAAGGGTGGGGGGAGAAAAACATAGGGGGGCGGGGAGTCGGGGAGGGCGGGCTAGGTTCCCAGCCTCATACCGGCGTATTTTTTTCCTCTGTAATCGGCTGTTTCCCTTACTTAGATTTTTTTTCTCGGGAAATTTTTTTCGACTATTCTCGATTTTAGTTGACTTTTGCCGAGAATATTCTACTTTTTTCGGGAGGTTGCTGGCATGTTGTCCAAAAAATTCCGGACATCTCTCAAAAAATTCCGGACATCTCTCAAAAAATTCCGGACATCTCTCAAAAAATTCAAATTTTTGGTGGGAAAATTCGAATTTTTGATGTAAAAATTCCACTGATTTTGCGATTTTTTTTTGTTTCGAGTTGTATTTATGTGACGGTTTTCGGTGGAATTAAAATATTATATAGCAAAAGAGTGTATAAAAGTTGTTAGGGAATTGGTTAAACTATAAATTTTAACTTAGTGAAATCTTAAAAAAGGGGAATATTTATGAAGAGTGGTAAAGAACGCATAGCTAAGAGTAAAAAGAAGGTAACGATTGTGATGCCTGAGGATTTGTATGAAGAATTGTGTGTGATGCAGGATGAGATGTGTGTGAGTACATTTGGTCAGTTGATGTGTGAGATTGGCCGGGAGGCGTTACGGATAGGGCGTGAGATTGGGGTTGCGCGCGGGTTTGGTTTGAGATTGGGGTTGGAATCTCCGGGTTCGAAGGATGTTTTGAGGGGAGTGAGTAATTCGAGATCTGGGGATGTTGTGACGAAGCCGATTGAGCCGATATATGATGAGCCTGTAGAGGGGCCAAAGATGACGCCGAAGGAGCGGAAGCAGTACACTGAGGCTTGTATGAAGTACGTTGATTACTTAGAGATAAAAAATCAGTGGGGTGGTGAGCTTCCGAATGAGTATCAGAAGAATGAGTTCGCGGCGGCTAAAGAGGCTGTGTTTGCCTTTCAGGCGAAATTTGACTTACCGGACGATAACTACTTGAGAGAGGTCGCTTAAAAGATGGCTGCGTAAAAGATGGTTGCTTTATAAAAAAAGCATGATAGACACTGATAGTGTTTTTTGTTTCGATCCTTAGCTCCCCAGCGCTACTCCCGACTGGGGAGTCTTTTTTTAGGCTTCGGCGAATTTCTGGAAGGCTTCGTCGGCGGCAGAAAATATGTGATAAAGTGAGGTGTTCTTCGTTTTTATTTGAAAAGTCTGAGCGTGGGTAATTACCATCCCGGATTTCATCTTCTCCTGACGAGAGAGCTTCAATTCCAACAGATCAGGCTTCGCCTCAGTGAAGTCCATAGTCACACCCCTAGATAAATGATTTACCTGACCGTTGTAATATGAATTCATGAGATATTGCGTCGCGTAATTTAAAGCATCCGCCCCAGAAAAAGTCGCCTCCATGTCCAGTTCAGGCTTATCCAGCACCTCAGTAGCAGACTTAATCTCAGCCTCAGGCTCAGTAGAAACCTTCTTAGAAACAGTACCTATATTATTTGTAGCCATATTATTTCCTTTCGTGTAATATATTTTAAAATAAGTAGTCTACATGAAAGATATAAGCAAGTATATTGAAAAAAAGTGGGGAAGGGGGGAGCATGGTTGGCCGAGAAGAATCGGGGTTTTCGGTGACGATGGAAAAACCCCTTATAAGCGAGATGGTTCATTCGGTATATGTGAAGATGAGGAAGCGACGCTGGAAGCTGCTTCACACTACTGTATGTGTAAGGGTATGCCAGCAGATACCCCGCCCGGTGTCGATCCTTTAGAGGTCTGGAGATTGCGAAAGGTAAATACTCCACCAGAAGAAATCGGAGCGTACTTCGGATATTCAGAGGAAGAGTGGGAAGTCATAGTCGGAAAATACCCCATGATACAGTTCCTGCAAAACAGGGGAGATGTCGCATACAGAACCATGATCCGCGAAGGACAGTACCAACTGGGGCGAAACCTCAATGAAGGAATGCTGACGAAACTCGGTGAACACGTCCTTAAACAGAAATTCACAAAGGAAAAGGAGAACTCCACGAATGTCCAAGTTAACGTGGGAGCAGTATCAGACCTACAGGCACAGATTGGCCGAAGCTATAAGGATATCAGAGCCGCTGCAAGCCAAGGAAATGATCCGGACAGCGTGCAGGGAGGACAGATTCTTCTTAATGGAGGAGATACTCCTAGCAACGAAATGGATACAGAATGCGACTGATAAAAAAAGACGGTATATCTACGAATTCGTCGCTAACTCAGAAGAAAAACGATGGGGCCACATCGACGTAGCTCCCAGATATCACTGCAAATCATTAGCGCTGACATACGCTGGTATTATCCAACTCATGATCATCGACTCAGAAAAAACTATCGGCCTGTTCTCATATAAATCAAAACTCGCAAAGTCATTCCTCGCGCAAATACAAGCAGAACTCGAAAATAACCTGAACCTGAAAGAACTGTTCCCAGATGTTTTCTACCAGAATCCACAAAAGGAAAGCCCAAAATGGTCGGAAAATGAAGGAATCCTCATTCGCAGAAAAGGAAACCCCAGAGAAGTAACCCTCACAGCATCAGGACTCGTAGACGGACAGACTACAGGCGCTCACTACAATTATTTATGGTTCGATGACGCAATAGAAAAAGAAGCAGGCGGATCTCCATACATGATGGCAAAAGCAGAAGAATCACTACGCCTCGTTATAGGAGGACTAGGAACACACGACAAGCAATATGGAGGGGTAGGCACTAGATGGAACCTGTTCGATGCCTACAAGACTCTGGAGGCGGACGGTGTTATAAAAATCAGGCGAACCGAAGGTGTCACACCTAACGAGAGAGATGGAACTCCGCTATATCTTACGGCAGATGAATGGGAAAACGCAAAAAGGGAGTTCAGTGACTTCCAATTTAGCTGCCAGATGCTTAATGAGCCAAATGCCGATAGCTCAAAGGCGTTCAATTATGACTGGTTGCAGTGGTACGTTAAAATAACAGACGGATGGCGGAATATGAACCGCTATATTATCGTTGATCCAGCCAACTCGAAAAGCAAAGATGCCGACTCAACAGCAATGATCGTAGTCGGAATACAGGGGGACGGGAATTATTATGTATTAGACGCGGTTAGAGATAAATTAAGCCTGCCAGAGCGAATAGATAAATTATTCGCTCTGTATATAAAATGGAAACCAATCAGAATAGGATACGAAGAATACGCAGTACAGGCAGATATAGACGCAATAAAAATGAAGTCCAGAGAACTCATGTTCAACCTACCTATCGTCAAATTAGGAGGGAAAATCAAGAAAGAAGATCGCATCGAGGGCTTAATGCCATTAGCTAAACAAGAAAAGCTTTATCTACCCAGAAATTTGATGTATAGGAACTGGGAAGGACAGATGATTGACCTTATTGATTATTTCGTAAATTTTGAATATCTACCATTCCCAAATGGAAGGCACGACGACATGCTTGATGCACTGGCTAGAATAACCGACCCAGCACTGGGGATTTCAGCACCAGAAATAGTAAGTAGTCCATACACCATCAACTATAACGGACACGAAATAGAGGAGGCAGGCTCATGGTTAAGCGCGTAACTCCAGAAATGGCAATGGAGAACATAAGGGAAGCCAATCGCAGAGGACAGAGCGAGTGGGCTAAAGAGGCATTCGAAAACTTTCTCATGTATAACGGATACCAATGGCCGGATTCAGATCTGGAGAAAATGGCATCAGAAAAACGACCAACCGTTGTATTTAACCGCGCCGCACCACTAATAGACGCAATTATTGGAGATGAAATCGCTGGCCGTAAAGAAGTAAAATTCCTACCCAGAACAACGAAAGACAGCACCATCCCAGATGTAATGAAATCTATCGCCACATGGGTCAGAAATACCAGCGCACAAGAGGCATCAGAAATAGACGCAACCAAAGACATGCTCATCACGGGGCTGGGCGTAACATCAACAAGGATGAATTACGAGGATACAGAGCAAGGACAACTCGAAGTTGAACGAGTGAATCCTCTAGATACTAGATATGACCCCAACGCATCAGCGAAGAATCTCACAGATAGACAGTGGGACGCTCGATATAAAATAATGACCAAGGAAGAAGTAGAAGATAGTTTCCCAGATGCTACTTTAGAGTTCAGCAACGAAACAGAGTACAACGTAGACCTGAGAAATAAAGAAGTTGGCCGTAATCCAGCGACATACGCTATGAAGTCGCAGAAAAAAAAGCAAAAGGGCAAAAAAGGATTCACAGTTTGGGATTATCAATACAAGGCATCAGAGCGATTCTATAAAGTGGAAAATCCATTTTTAGGCATGGAACTGTATGAGGACCTATTACCAGACCTCATAGATACCTTCGGGGAGCAAGTAAAAACCCCGCAGATGAATCTATCGCCAGATGGCTACGAAGTACTCAAGAAAATAACCAAGGGGCTTCAAATCGAAATGCCTCAAGCGGCAAAAATGATAAAAAAGACCGTGAAGAAACTTATCTTCATAGAAGATTCGTTGGAGATCCTTTATGATGGCGATAATGCCGTCAATAGGTTTACTCGTACATTTATGACCGGCAAACGGGACGAAAAAGACAATACTTGGTATGGCATAATGAGGCCAATCAAAGACCCTCAGTTATATGCAAATAAATTATTCTCCACCATTTTGTATACCTATATGACCAACTCTAAAGGCGGGGTAATTATCGAGGGAAGTAATATCCCAGATATGGCCGAATTTAGAAGGGAATGGGCGAAACCAGACGGGATTATCCGCGTAAGTGAGCTTGATAAAATCAAAGAACGCTCGAAAGGAGACGTTTCACCCGCCGCAGCCGAAATCATGAAGTACAGCATACAGGCAATATCCGAGGCTTCCGGTATGAGCACCGAGAGGGTGGCTACAGAGCAAAGAAATAGAAGCAACGCATTAGCTAATACACGAATAAAGCAATCTCAGGCAATACAGGGCGAATACATAGATTCCATCTCGACCTACAGGGTAGAATGGGGCAAGCTACTTGTGCAGTTCACAAAGGATTATCTAAGCCAAGAAGATAGACTGATAAGAGTCACAGACGAAGATGGCGAGAAGTTCATAAATATGCTGAAAGACCCACTAGCGGATGACTATGATGTCGTTATCGAAGAGGGAGCTTTAAGTTTAAACCAAAAAATAGAAACATGGGAGATACTGGGGCAAATGTTCGCCGGACAGCCACTGCCTCCTCCTTTGTTCAGGTACTCGCCATTACCAAAGTCTATAAGCGAAGAAGTGATCCAGTATCTCACACAAAAAGGCCAACCTTCACCAGAGCAGCAGCAGCTTATTATGGCTCAGACAGAAGAAGTCAAAGCAGATACTGCGAAATCTTACGCTTTGGCGGAAAATTCAAAAGCAAGAACAGCAAAAGTAGCGGAGGAAGTAGAAGAAAAAAGAACACAGAATGCAATGGATAAATTAAGTCTGATCCTGCAAGGAGTTACAGCTTCAGGCCAAGAAAACAACGTAGAACAAGCAGTGGGGTTTTAAATGAGTAATACAGCAAAGTTTTTAGATGATTTTAAAGAACAATTCATTATAAAGGAAGAGGGTGATTCGGTTAAAACAGACGAATCACCCGTCCAACCAACAGAAAAACCAATAGAGGATAGCAATGAAAATGATAGCGAACAAGGGCAAGTCAGGCCCAATACTGGAGACTCCGAAGGGAACGGGGATGGGCGGAACAAAGAAGGGCGGAACCAAGAAGGGCTGCTAGAACCAACCGAGGAAGAAGATGGTGCAGAAAGCGATTCAGTCTCTTATGTGCCATCTTTCGTTTTAAAAGCAGAAAAAGACAAGCGTAGAGAGCTAGAAAAGAAACTAGAAGATCTACAGAGGGTTCAGCCGCAGCCATCTCGCCAGACAGAGCCGGAAATCAAAACCCCCCAGCCAGAGCCAGAGATTGACTACTATACCGATCCCGACGCATGGTACAAAAGGCAGATTGAGGTACAAGAGAATAGAATTAATCAACTCAATGAATCTATTCAGGAGCAAAGAGCGCAAAATCAAGTTAGAGAGCTTAATGCGGCAATAAACGACTCTATAGCAAGAGAATCAGCGACGATCCCAGACCTAAATGATGCCTTGGATTATTGCCGCATTAA